CGACGCGCTTGTGTTTATGAACTGTCTTTGTTTGAACGGCCTCTACTACGATCGTTTGCTTACTTTGTCAGCGCTCTTATTACTTCTCTGAGCCTGTACAGGGAGCTGCTCTCTATGCTCTCGCACACATACGCACTTGGAATTTCTCTAGCCTCGTAGCCCCTCTCGGTGGCGGACTCTAACCTGTGTCGGTTCGACATTCTCTCTGCCGCTGGATTTCTTTCGATTTCCATACTTAGGCGCAATTCACTTGCCGCCTTGTAGCTCCATGCGCTTTCGCTTTACTCACGTTTAGGAGCTGGTGCCTTACCTGACAATCATCGGTAAGGCTTGTTAAAGAACGTTTGATTGATAAATATCGATTTACCTAAGTAAAATTCCGATATACGAATATTAACCTAGGTAAAACAAAAAGTAAAGTAGATTTATTAGGATTTTTACCTAGATATAAATTTAGGTAAAAAAAGGCCGCCCGAAGGCGGCTTGTTAAAGCGTTCTATTTATTGCCAATTGGCTGACAATGCTTTTTTCATAATCATGGCGTATATGTCATTGTCAAGTTTGAATATGAGCGGTTGTGCTCTAGCGCCTGCGGGCATAACCTCTAGTTTTTCGTTGTTTGTCATTAAGCCGATAATTTTATTTACCGGCAACTTTTTCGGTAGCGAGTTATCAAAGTAATAAAGATTTTTAGTAGTCGCAACAACGGCCCCTTGTCCTAGTCCTTTGCTTACTCGTTCTGTTACAGAACGTCCGGCTATTCGTCCTACTCTAAACGTCAATCCCTTCGCTAGGTGTATACCTACGCCGCGGCTTCCAGCTTGGTAACGCCGCTCATTTTCATAAGTATTCCCAGACCAATACTCAGCTAAGTACACGACTCGTTCATTTTTTTGAAAAGAAATAGGTACAGCTTTAGCAAACATATTGCTCCACTCTAAAGGTGGCGTTTCCCCTTTATTAATGAAATACAGTGCTACATGTGCACGCATAACGTCGTACGGATCGTAGTTAAGCTTGGCTCCTAAATCTTGTAACTCGCTAATTTTAGAAACCACCATTTGGTAAGTCTCAAATGGATTATCTGAGGTTTTAACTTGATTTACTAATTCTTCAGCTCTTTCCGTAGCGTAAGAGTTTTCCGGAACGCCACTATCTGATGAAGGTTGCATTACTGGCGCTGGCGCCGGCATGTCTTGTTTTTGTTTTCTATTTTTTCGCCAATAGCGGAAACAAACGATAGTAATAATAGCAGCGCCCATTGCTGCTATAAATAATGGTGGGCCTTCTTCTTTTCCTGCGTTAGATATGAAAATGCCAGTGTAGATAAACGTCAAAACTACAAACCAACAAAACAGTACAGCCACATGAAGTAGCTTATAAAACAATGTTTTCATGCTTCCTCCAAGTTTTAAATGTCAATGACTTTTAGGCTTTTTATAACTCGGCCCAAGACCCTTATTTCAATGTCTGAATCAAGGCTCACTTCGATGTCTTTATATGCTTTATTTGTCGAAAGCAAGGCGATTTTCTTACCTATTAACTTTTGAACGCGCTTGATATAAGCCTCTCCGTCAACGACTAACAGATAAATGCCGTCGCGAAGTGTTTCTCTATCCGTTATGTCAATAAATACAGCGTCTCCGTCCCTAATTTCAGGCTCCATAGAATCCCCTAGAGCAGTGATGATTTTGATGTCCCTAGGGTTATAGAACGAGAAATTTTTATTAAACCAAGCAGGTGTAACCTCAAGCGTTCTAATTTCCGGAAAATCCTCAAAGTTCATAACACCAAAACCGCATGAGCCGGAGTAATCGACCTGCTGAATAGAAACCATATTAGAGTCCGGCTGAGCTTTTTCGTTCATTGTGCCGATCCCCTTCATTAACCATTCGGGAGTTATCTCAAGGTATGCGCAAACGTCGAAAACGTCATCAAATTTTGGTTTTGATACGGCTCCATCCAGCCATTTTTTGATCCCCGCCGGTGTGATACCTGTAGCGCGAGAAATATCAGTCTGCGATTTACCTCTAGCTAACATCGCCTCTCTCAAGCGCTCATTCCACTGTTTCGAAGAATCGTTGCCATACATAACTTCCTCCTTATCTTTGAGAATAATTTAACCTAGGTTAAATCAAAAGTGTTTTACTTAGGTAAAAATATAGGTTAATATAAAGACGTATATTTTTAACCTAAGTAAACAAATGAAAAGGATTGAACAACAGGTTTTTGACGAACTTATGAAAGAGTTCAAGAAGAAAACCGTTATAGCCTCTAAGTTCGGATTAAGTCCTGCGGCTATTACCAAGTGGTCAAAGGTTGGCGTACCGAAAGTACGCATGCCGTATTTCCGCCTCGCGTTTCCGCATTTCAAAGTTTGGAAAAACCTTCATTAAGGAGGCGTAATCATGGCGATCTATAGAAAAATCGACTGCCGAATCAGCAACGACAAGAAGTTTCGTGAATTAAGCGTCGAAGGAAAATTAGCTTGGTACACGATACTAAGCCGCCGAGACCTTGCGCCTATCGGAGCTTTTAAGGCGTCGTTTGAGTCGCTGGCTATCGAGCAAAGAGGTAATGAATATTTGAATGAAGGGTTACAGAAAGACTTACCGAAAGCCTTTAGAGAAGTCTTTATTCAAGCCTTAAATGAACTCTTATCAAAGGGTTTAATTAAGTACGATTCAGAGTCTTTTTTGATCTACGTACCTAACTTTTTAAAGTACAACTTTCCGGAAAATCCGAATGTTGTTAAGTCGTGGAATAGCGCTTTAGATTCGTTACCTGAGTGCGATTTAACTAATCACGTTCTCGCGAAATCTTCGGAAATTATTCTTAATTCTCAACGGGATAGCTTTATTAAAGCGTTACCGAAAGAGTTTGTCGAAGCGTATCAGAAAGGCTTTGCGAAAGACTTGCCGAAAGGCTTTACTAAAGACTTCGGAAAGGGTATGCCAAAACAAGAACAAGAACAAGAACAAGAACAAGATATATATACGCACACCGAAGCTAAAGACGAAAAGACTCAGTTAGCGACTGACTCGCAGGGTCGAACTATTAATGACCTTGAATATGGAGAAGTCGTACCCGAAGAATTACTCAGCGATTACGCGACGGCACGCATTAACAGCTATTTGACCGAAAAAAAATCTGAGGAAAAGCTACCGGCGCCGGAACAAACCGAGGTCGTAGAAACCGCACCAACTCTTTCCAAACAGGAAACAGTTGAAAAACCTCATTCCCGTGGGGTGGCTACTAAAACGCAAACTAGCGTAGTAAAGCCTGACGACGTGAGCGCGGAATTATGGGCTGACTTTTTAAAACATAGAAAACAAAAGAAGGCGCCGGTGACTGATCGCGTTCTCTCGTTAATTCGTAACGAGGCAAAAAACGCAGGATGGACGTTAGAAGAAGCGTTGAATGAGGTCATTCTTCGTAACTGGATAGGCTTTAAAGCTGAATGGGTTGAAGCTAAAGACCCTAACGCGGTGTGGGTGAAAGCTGAGGATTATCAGCCGGAGCTTCCGCCAGTCGAATACGCTCCGAGCGCTCGCGAATGTTTCGACAAAATTATGGCGAAATCTACGTATGCGTATGACATCAAAGACCTGTCACAGCTCGAAAGAGTCGTTAAGAAGGAGGCTAAATGATGTTTTCAGCTGCCGCGATGGTACGCGATAACGAGGGGCGTACGTTTTACGAATATCCCGAGGCGTTCACGACTTCACAGCTCGTCTTTTTTCCTGTCCTTACCGAGGAAGAATTAAAGCTCTATCAGGCTGACGCGGTAGTAAACGAGGGTATCGAAGAATTGCCTGAGCGTCGTCCACATGTGCCGACTGTGCTTTTTTCATTCTCTGACGACCCTATGAAGCTCAAGGCTCATTTTATCGAGGGGAAAAACGTACTTATCGACTTTCTCGACGTAGACGATACACCGCAACTTCGCGAAACGTTGACGCGCTGGATGCGTGCAATACCTGTACTTAGACCTCAATCGTTAGTCGTTACGGTCATGTTCAAAAACAGACAACTAATTGCTTGGAAATATGATGATGTCAACAAAAAATATTACAGATTTGCCTGATTCGCCTGAGTTTTGGGCCGACCCTCTAGGCGGCCAGCAGATTACAACCTCTCTCGCTGAATACACTGAGTTGGCGAGTCGTCCGGAGGAATTTTACGTAACGAAAGACATTCAAGAATTTCGTAACGATTTTCAGGTCTATCTCGACGAAAAGAAACACCACGTAGCTAAGTACGTACTGCCATTTAAACAAACGACACTCGACGGAAAAGAAAAAGCTATCGACTTCGAGTTTCGTCCGGGCGAGTTGACTGTCTTAGCTGGCGAAAACGGCTCAGGTAAATCGTTGTTACTCGGACAGATCGGATTACATCTACTGGCGGCTGGAGCATCGCTTTACATCGCTTCATTCGAAATGGCGCCGGTTAAAACCATCGAGCGAATGCTTACGCAAGTCGTTTGCTCTCGTGATAAACGCGTTATCGAAGAAAACGATATCAATCTCTTTTTCAACGAATACGCTACGCGCCTGCATATTTGCGACTTACAGAGAAAAGTAGACCCGGACGAATTAATTCGATTACTCGAAGCAGCAGTCAAGTATTACAAGTCCGACATCCTCTTTGTTGACTCGTTAATGATGTGCGTTCGTGACGACATCGATAAAGAAGAAACTGATTACGTCATGGGTCAGCTCGTTGATTTCGCACGCGCTAATAGCGTTCATATCGTTGTAGTCGCTCATTGTCGTAAGCGTTCGGATTCAAGCTCTAAATCGTTCAACGTATTCGACGCCGCTACGAAAGACTCGATTAAAGGCTCGTCAAACATTACAAACATCGCCTGTAACGTTTTCGTACTCGCTCGCGATTACTCGAAAGTTCAGAAACGAGCAGAGGGAAAAGATGTAGACGACAGTAAGCCGGATTTCGTACTCAATCTCTGCAAACAACGCCACGGCGGATATGAAGGTTTTATCAAGCTATGGCGCGATAACGCGTCGCTCAATTTCTGTACTTCGATGTTACGTATCCCCGTTCGTCCAGCGCTAACAAAAGACATTCCGGCGCCGGACGAAGAAAAAGTAATCGAACCGTATTTCTAGGAGAAAGCATGACATTTGAATCTTACGTACTTCTAACGCTTTTAGTCGCTCCGGTCGTGTTAGTTAACGCGTACGTACTAATACGCCTAGCAGTCGTGATGATGTCTGAATAGGGGTGATTTCAATGATTATTAACCTACAAAAATTCTCTGAGTTGCTAGCGTTTATGGGCGGATTGGCTTGTTTTACTGAATTTTTCTTTGACACCGTAAGGCATGGTAATCGTACAGAAAGAATCGTACTAGGCGTGTGCATTCTGTTTTCTCTTTTTAGCTCGTTCGTTATCGAGGGGTGAGTAATGTTTCGATGGTTTTATAAATTCTTTTTTATGCTGGGTATGTACGGTGGCTTGATTTCGTTCTGTGAAACGTTAGACATCGCAACAAATCGAACGCCTAAAACGTTTGACGAATGGGATATGTACTTAGCAATCGGAGTCGCATTTTCATCTGCGTTTTTCAACTGGAGGCGGTTTTTATGACTGGCGGTTGCTGTCTCTATTGCGCTCATGCCGCTTCGTATTGGATTGACGGTGCCGGTAATAAACGCGTCCCGCCTGTTAAATCGTTCGGAGATATGAATATCTATTGTTTACACGAATCTCGCGCACCGGGCGAGTGCTATCCGATTAGTTTCGCACGCTGTACACGTTTCAAACGTGCGCAAGACGATCAAATTCAACGCAGACGCGCATTTTATTCGCAGTTTGATCGTTGGCACGCTCACGCTCAGATGATCGCTCAGAGACGCTAAAAACCGCATTACCGAGGAGATTAAAAACATGAGCTTTGAAAACGATTGCTTCGTTAAAAGTATGGATTTATCAGATTACGGCTTTGAAGTCGTACGCCTAGCGTCATTGAATAAAACACCTAAAGAAATTGAGGAAATTTTAGGGCTAGAGCATTACTCGATTCATAAGAAATTTCATGCGTATCTGATGATGGGTTATCAGCAGTACTTCGAAACACATGAATGGAACGCAAACCTTACAGAAGAACGCCGCGCCTTAATTTGGCGCGTTTTCGGTCGTTTATACAAAGTAATCAGGAAGAAAAATGAACAAGTATTTGCAATCTAAAGGGCGTTTACGCGCTGGAGAAATGAATAAAACGGAAACCGCGTTTGCAGCCATGCTCGAAACCCGTAAACGAAGCGGCGAAATCGTCGATTACTGGTTTGAAGCGGTTTCGTTCAAGATCGCCGAGAATCAGTGCAGATATACACCTGATTTTCTCGTACTGCTCAATGACATGTCGTTAGTAGTTTTCGAGGTCAAGGGCTCGTTCCGAATCATCGCAGATGACGCTAAAGTCAAATGCAAAGTTTTCAGCTCTAAATACCCGCTTCAACTCTACATAGTTGCGCCTAGATCTAAAAAAGCCGGCGCCGGCTGGGAATGTCTCAGCTACACAGACGAAAAACCGCCTATCAATCTCAACTAAAACAATCAGGAGGGTTAATGGACGATAAAGAAAAACAGTTAATCGCAGATTTACGACCGCGTTTAGACAACTGGCGACGGGCATATCGCGATAAGGTTATTAAAAATATTTCGATTACATACGCAGTTCAAAAAGCATTAGCGTTGACACGTGATAAAACAGACTTCTCGGAGGATTACACGGGGCCGGAGGATAGATCAGACGACTACGGAATCGAGGTAGATCAGAAAGACGCCGATTTATTAAATACGGTTTGGCAGTACATGAGTACGCCTGATACTGAAATGCTGACTATCGGAACTCACGGGTTAAACGTGCGTACAGCTAAGCTCATTGTCCTTCTTTACGTATTCGGCTCGGAAAACTCTCTCAGCCGCGCCGGACGTAAAATTTGGCGTGTACGACCAAAAATGTTGGACGCTTGGACTACCGACGCTCTAACGTTTTTCGCTATGCGTATTCGCGTCTATACCATCTATTGCAAACAAGAAAAATAACGTGTAGTGTAGGTGCTAGACAATTTCAAGCTGTGTATCAGCCGCCCGATTTGGCTTAATTAGAGAAGGTTCCTTGCGGAGGAACCGGCGCGCTCGGAGGAAACGACGAACGACAACGATTAAGCCAAACGACATAAGAAAAAGTCTAAAGTTACCAATCGCAAGGGAGAAATCCTGATGGGATTTTTCTATTCGGGGATGAGGAAGCGGGAACTTCTTCATCCTTTTTAAATACGACCGCTCGCTATCATGTTTCTCTCCAACGTTTCATGAGTTCGCGAGCGGTTTTTCGTTTCACGGTAATCAATATACAAACACTGTCATAGAGCCTTTTGGTTGCAAGCCTCCTAAGTCAAGTAACCCGTAAACGAAAGCCGTCCTACCTTGTATATGTAGAACGGCACCTCTTAAGCCTCTCGGCGGGCATTGTTCACCGAGCCAGTTAACTCGGTTGTACGAAATCAACGTACAACTTATTTATAAGGATTAAGCTCAAGGCTGAGATAGTATCCGAGCGCTTTAAATGCCTCGTAATACATATCGAAGCTAACAGGGCCGCTTCCGTCAACAAGGCGTTGTGCCTGCTGCCTAGACATATCGAGAAGGCGTGCAAGTTCAGATGTGCTCATGTGTTTTTCTCTGAGCAGATTCCATAAACGAATACGCGCCTCGAGTTTCAACGGCACAACTAAGATACCGTCATGATCTTTAGGCGCAGACGGTTCGGGAATTGGCTTCCGCTGCTTGCGGAATGTTTCTTCGATAAAGTTTTCGACCTTATCGGAAAGAATATCTAAAGCTCGCTCAAGCGAATTAGCTTCGCAAGTTAAGCCAAGATCACGAACGCTAAAAACGTTATGTTTGATTTCAGAAACGGGATAAAACATTTAAAATGCTCCTTTGGTGAGTATGTGGATTTCCCCCTCTTTCGAGGGGGACGGTAGTTAGTCTCTAACTAGCACGATTTTTATGAAGATCAGGTTAATTGTGATTTCCTTTACTTTCCACTTAACCTTGATTTCACGAATTAATCGGTTTCTTAAATCCACATTTCTCACCTCCTTTCATGTTTAACTACCATGTTTATAATTATACAGAAAAAGTATAATTTATCAACAGTTTCAGGTTAAAAAGATAAATATGGCCACTTCAACAAAAAACAAAGTCGGCCGTCCTTCTTCGTATACGCAGGAATTAGCTGACGAAATTATCGAGTTGATTCGTAACGGATACTCTGAGCGCGAAATTTGCAGAAAACGCGGCATGCCGTCGCTTAAAACGCTGTGGAATTGGAAAGATCAACATCCTGAATTTTTACGACAGTCCGCGCGCGCGAGAGCAGACAGCGCGATGATTTTCGATGACCTTCGGATGAAAGAGGTTACGAAGTTAAAGCGTTTAGCTGAGAATCGTTTAGATCTAGGACTCGAATTGCCGCGTACATACATTGAAGCGAAGAAAGTCATTATTCAAGAATTTGCGCGGTCAGCCGCATTAAGAGACGATTCAAAATTTGGCGACAGAAAACAAGTCGCTTTAACCGGTGCCGATGGCGGCGCTGTAAAAGTTGAAACTAAACAGGAATACGACTTATCGAAATTAAGCGTAAGTCAGCTAGAGGCGCTGGAGGCTATTTTGCATGATTCGGACACTTCCAAGCCTAGCGGAGATACGACTATGGAAAGCTCGTAAGTCTCTCGCTTACTTCACCACGTACACGAAGCCTGATTACTTGATGGGCTGGGTTCATCGTGAGATATGTGCAGAGCTTGATGATTTTTTACAAGCTGTAGCCGATAAGAAATCGCCACGACTGATTATTACGATGCCGCCGCGTTCCGGTAAATCCGAGCTGGTTTCGCGTCGCTTTCCTGCGTACGCGTTAGGTCGAAATCCTGACCTGAGCATTATCGCTACATCGTATTCCGCCGATTTATCTCAGCGTTTTAATCGCGATGTTCAGCGTGTGATAGACGATGAACCGTACTATGCTTTGTTTCCGAATACGAAACTTAACGGGTCGAGAGTAAAGACAGACAGCAGAGGCGCCTACATTCGCACGTCTGATTTATTCGAGGTCGTGGGACACGTTGGTTCATACCGTTCATGTGGTGTAGGCGGTGGCATTACGGGTCAAGGCGCAGACATTTTGATTATCGATGACTCTATTAAAGATCGTGCTGACGCTAATAGTTCAACCATTAGGCAATCTATTTGGGATTGGTACACGTCTACAGCGTATACGCGTTTATCGCCCGGTGGCGGTGTTATCGTCATGGCTACGCGCTGGCACGTTGACGACCTGATCGGACGATTGATTAACGCGATGAACGCAGACAGCGAAGCCGATCAGTTCAAAATCGTGAATTATCCGGCTATTGCAGAGCATGATGAATTACATCGTAAAACAGGCGAAGCGTTACATCCTGAGCGCTACAACCTCAAGCAATTAACGCAGATTAAAAATACGGTCGGTTCTCGCGATTGGAATGCGTTGTACCAGCAGCATCCGATTATCGAAGGCGGCGGCCTCATTCGTACCGAATGGTTTAAACGTTATCGCATACCGCCAAAACTGAGCTATCGAATCATCGCGTCCGATACAGCATTAAAAACACGCGAGTACAACGACTACAGCGTTTTCGGCATAGCAGGCCTAGGTGAGGATGGCAATCTTTACATCCTCGATATTCTGCGTGGCAAGTGGGAATCGCCGGATTTACTCAAGCGAGCGTCCGACTTTTGGAATAAGCACGTAACGTTAGACAGCTCAAAGATACGAGGTTTTTACATCGAGGATAAAGCTAGCGGTACGGGACTCGTTCAAACGTTACAGCGAAGCCGTGATCCGGTTATTCCTGTCTTACCAGTTGAACGAACGATAGACAAGTTAACGCGCTATCAAGACGTTTTACCGTTTATCGAATCAGGCCGCGTATATATCCCTGAGTCCGCTCCGTGGGTTAACGATTTCTTGCGTGAATGCGAGGAAATTCAACCGGACATGAAACATCGACATGATGACCAAATCGACGTACTCGCCGATCTCATAAATCTGACGTTGCAGAAGAACTCTAATTTCTCATGGCAAAGAATCTTCAATTAAAAAACGCAGGACGTACGAAACACGACAGCGCGACCGCTTATGTAAGCTCAGTATGCACAGGCGAGCTGATTACGAACGTCGCAAACGAAATAAGTTTTTCGTTACCGGACGAACTGAAAGGACGACTTTTTTCGTCGAACTGGGTAGCGCGGCGTATGGCTGAGTCAATTGCCAGCGATATGACATCGAAGGGCGTGAATTGGCGCCTTGACGCTGATACGTCCGCTTTCCTAGAGAAAGAGTTCCGTCGCTTAAACGTGTGGCGCCTGCTGACTGACGCGATTACGTACGCACGCGTCTACGGCGGCTCGCTCGTAATGATCGACATGGGCGACGGGGCGCCGGAAAGCGTTTTAAATCCTAACGGAACGCTTCTAGGTTTTCGCGTATTCGATAAAACTGAAATCACGCCGAGTACGACCGTAAAAAATTATGGTGCCGAGGCTGGATTACCTGTCAAATACAGCATTCAGCCAGCCTACGGAACGTTATCGACGTTCGACGCTGACGCAAGCCGCGTTATCCGTTTTGACGGAATACGTTCAACGCATCGCAAATTAAACGTAAACCAAGGCTGGGGTGAGTCCGTTTATGACGTAGCTAACTCAGCCGTCAGCGCATACGGAGCCTCGTTAGATAGCTGTCTCGAATTGCTCAAGCGCTGCTACATCAGATACTTAGGTATCGAAAACTTTTGGCAGGGCTTGCAAGATGACGACTGCGCTTCCTTCATGGGCCGTGCTGTAAAAATGATTAACGACGTTCAAAACAACTCGTCGTTAACCGTTTCTGATAACAAAGATACGTTTCAGTCTCAGTCGTATTCATTCGGCGGCATTCGTGACGTGTTGATTACGTTCTCAGAACAAATCGCCGGCGCCGCGGAAATTCCGCTTGTCAAACTTTTCGGCATGTCGCCCGCTGGATTCTCGACCGGAGACGCTGATCTAGCGAATTACTACGATACCGTCTCACGACTGCAAGAAGATAAGCTACGCGAACCGATCTCACGTATCGCATCGTTAATTCTTACGAGCGCAGGCCGCGAAGTTTCCGAGATTGACTTCGACTTCGTACCGCTTAAGCAGGAAACTACGAGCGAACGTATTACGAACGCTCAGAACGCTGTTAATACGATTCTCAGCGTCCAAGCAGCAGGCCTTATTTCTGACAAACGAGCGCTCGAAGAAATCGCCGCGTTATCCGAAAAAACGGGAATCTTTTCAACGGTTACGCCGCAAGACATTGAGGCGCTTAATGAAGTAGAGCCGCCGCCGATTCCTAACGAAGAAGGGCAATACGTTAACGCTGGCCTGCCTAATATCGGTGTGGTCGTTAACCCTAACGAAAAGCCTAATTTCGGAGCGTTTAAATTAAATTAAATGGCAACGTTTAATCACGAAAAAACGTATCGCGCTCGCGTGTGGCGTTATTACCGTCAAGTCGCTCGTAACATTCAGGCGATTATTAACATGAACCTGAACGCAGACGGGACGATTAAAGACTTCGGAATACTGCAATCTCAGCTCGATAATTACGCGAATGCGTTACCGGCTCCAACGGCGTCGCTTTGGTCAAAGATCATTAGCAATAACGCTGTACTGCTTGCGAGAGACTTTAAGAAGGCGGCTGGTCTACGTATTGATACGCAGTCGCCGCAGATGATCGCGCTCGTTAATAAGCTCGTACAGGAAAAGGTAGACGTAATTAAAACGTTACCGAACAACGCGGCGTTAGAAGCTCAGAAGCTCAGTGCTCAGATCGCTTTAGAGACTGGCGCACGTCACGAAACGTTAGTCGCGAAAATTCAAGGGATGACGCCCGGATATCCGGAATACGCCGCTAGACGTATCGCACGCACCGAAGTAGCGCGCACTCAGTCAACGCTCGTACAGGCTCAGGCGCAGAGCGTAGGTATCGATCAGTACGTATGGCACACCGTCGAGGATGAATCCGTACGCGCCTCGCATCAAGCGATGGACGGTAAAGTTTGCTCGTTCTCAAATCCGCCTGAAGTTGAACCCGGTAAATACTATAACCCAGGGGGTACTTACAACTGCAGATGTTTTGCTGTACCCCTCCTGCCTAATAACGCTTAGGAGTCTAAATGTATGACTTGAGCTATCCAATTTCACCGAATAAAGCTCTCACAAAAGAGGGTTTTTTAATTTGTCGTAATGCCGTCATCGCGTCGATTGGCGCACGTGAATACGCTCTTTCTGAAACCAACGAGGTTAAGCCGAATGCTGAAGGGAAGGTATTCATTATGCGTCCTAGCGATGTGTTGTTCTCAGATGACACTATCAATTCATTAGAAGGAAAGCCTGTAACTCTCGGACATCCGCCAGTCGATAGCGTGACAGGGGATAACTGGAAACAGTACGCCGTTGGCAGTATTTCGCACGTTCGCAAAGGCGAAGGCCATACCGCTGGATGTCTTGTAGCTGATCTAATGATTTTTGAGCCTAAAGCGATAGAAGCCGTTTTTAACGGCGTCGCAAAAGAGCTGTCATGTGGCTTTAAATCGAATGTTATTGATCAAGGCGGTGGAATCGGCATTGAAACAAACTTCATAGGCAATCACGTTGCCTTAGTACCTCAAGGAAAAGGCGGGGCAACGTGCTCTCTAAAAGATTCTGTAATTACTAAAGAGGATACAGACATGGCATTTTTCAAGAAAGACGCAGCACCTGCTGACGTTAACGCTCAGATTCTTCAACAGCTCCAAGCTATGAGCGAACGATTAGCCGCGCTCGAAAAATCTGCGCAAGCTCAGTCTCCGGCGCCGGCTACTAACGCTGACGAAGCTAAAAAGCCTGAGCCGAACGCCACTCAGACACCTGCACCGGATAACAAAGCAGCTGAAACTCCGGCGCCGACACCCGACGATAAAAAAGCCGACGACGATATGCCGCCAGCCGCTCCTAATCCGCTGGCTGGCATTGATCCTGCTGTACTCGGCGCCGCTATCCTGCAAGCGTTGACTGACGCCAAAGCAGATAAAAAAGCAGACGAAAAGAAAGCTGACGAATGCAAGAAAGAAGAAGCGAAGAAAGACGCTAAACCCGCTGAAACTAAGCTAGACGCCGCGATGATTCGTGACGCCGCAGATATTGCCCCTTCTTTAGCGCCTACTACACCGAATTTGCCGTATGCCGCGATTCTTGAGTTTGCTAAATCACAGCAGGGTAAGTCATTCGTCGACTCTTTCGGCGACTTGTCTAAATGTGATCATGCGATGGTTTTACGCGCTTGCGCAAATTTCAAGCGTTCTATGACTCAGGCGACGCTCGCAACAGTTAAACACGATGAAGCACCGAAGAAGGCGAAGTCTTTTGTCGAGCAAAGTGCAGAACTTTGGAATAAAGCGAAATAACTTATCGGAGATAAAAAATGCAGACTGGATACATTGAACAAAACATGGTTGCGGGTTTCGTAACTCGCGGTGGCGCGGACATTAAGTCTATTACAGCAACCGCCGCTATCGGCGCCGGCTTACCTGTCAAACAGGATTCTGACGGTAACGCCGTGTTGCTCGAAACAACCGACGGCCTCGACGCGATGATCGGCGTTGTCGTGCGTTTTCATGACGGCTGGACGTTACAGGTGTTTCCGCAAGAAATCGGCGTACTGAGCACGGGTTACATTCAGGTGCCTGCTGCCGCGTCCATTACGCCTAAACGTAATCAGGCGGTCTATTACGACGCGGCAAACAAAGTTTTTACGACTGACAACACGAAAGTACCGATTCGTGCAGTTTTCGCCGCCAACGGTATTGCTGATGGGTGCGCCGAAATTCAGGTAACTCAGCAGGTTGTAATCCCTGTTAAATCATCGTCTTAATTCACATCATTTTCTTAACTAACTAAGCCTCGTTCGTTTACTCGGACGGGGCTTTTTTTATGGACAAATAAAATGGCAATTTCAGCAGATCAAGTAAAAGCGCTGTGGAATTCTCGCCTTGCACAGCTTGAGCCGGAAATCATCCGCCCGCTTACGAACTACTATTTCACTCGCGACATTCCTATCGTCGAAGACCTCGATAAAGTCTCTAACGTCGTCGCTCTGAGAAACATCAAAGGTATCGGACAGGGCACTAAAGACGCAAAAGGAATGTCTTGGCTTGGAAAGGGTGCAAATGACCTTCGAGGCGTTGATTACGAACTGAACGCTACGGCTGTCGCAGTTTATACAGCTGGCCGCGAAATCTCCGTAACCTCTATGGAGCTTGAGGCCGCTCAGAAAGCTGAGGATATCAACGTTAACGCCGAGCAGGTTGAACTCGTTAACGATAAATTCCTGCAAGAAGCACATCAGGTCGGTTATCTTGGCGATAGCGGCTTAGGTTTCAAGGGCTTCTTGAATAACGCTTCTATCAAGAAGGGAACGACTACAGGCGCTCTCGCAGAAACATCTCCGACATGGGACGGTATGGCGAAGGCTATTGATGACTACTTCAATCAGGCATATCAGGCTACTAATGGCGTCATCATGCCGAATACAATGCTTCTTACGCCTGCTCAGTACGTCAAGCTCTTTAGCATGAAGGCTCCTGACGACCGTCACTTCTCTATGATCGATTACATCGAGAAGGAATCTCTCGGACGTAAGGTTGCAGGTTCTATGACTGTTAATCAGGTCAAGGAATTGTCCTCTCTCGGAACCTCTTCTAAAGACCGTATGGTTCTTTATACGAAGGATAAAAACTACGTTCGTTACCATATTCGCCCGGTATGGCGTGAAAAGTCCTACGATAAAGGACTCGACTATTGCGCCGCTTACTTGTGGCGTTTGGCTGAAGTTCAGTTCCGCCGCCCTGAGACCGTGATGTACTTCGACGGTATCTAAGCCTCGCACCCGCGAGGTTTTTTTATGCCTGCTGGTTTACGCCAGCGGGCGTAAACACGTTAAATACAAAATGACTTACAACGATTTCATACAGATTTTTCCCGAGTTTTCAGAGTTTCCGAAAGTACGCGTCGAGTTCTATTTGTCTGAAGCAGACAATCAGATTAGCGAGAATCGTTTCGGCAAAAGTACAGAATTTGGGAAAGCTCTGTTTACAGCGCATTACCTAGCATCGCTTGATAACGGTCAACGTACCGGCGCCGGTGGCGAAGTTTCAGGCGGCACAGTAAGCGGCGGCGCACATGGCGCAGTAGCCTCTAAAACGGTCGGTTCCGTCTCTGTTTCTTACGATACTGCGTCCACGTCATTCGCTGACGCCGGATATTGGAATTCGACGCCTTACGGCAAACAGTTTTTTGACCTTTTAAAACGCTATCGGCGTATGCCGTTCGCAGTTACAGGACGCGCATCATGGCCCTAACGATGAAAGTAGAAGGCGCCGATGCGCTCAAGTTAGACATCTTTCACTTAAAGAAACGTTTCGAGCGTTTTAATAAACAAGGCGTTTCTATTGGCTATGTCGAAGCGAAAAGTTTGAAGCGTAAGGATACGCCTACTAACCTAAAAATCGCAACGTGGCAAACGTACGGAACGCATACGATACCGCCTAGGCCTTATTTAAAACCAGCATTACTAACGAACGAAAAACGGATACACGAAATCCTTGAGCAGGCGTTAGTAGACGAAGGATTAAGCGGTAAGACCGGCGCCGTAAACAAAGCGCTGAACGTCGTCGGTATGCTCGTTCGCGATACGGCCAAACAAAATATCGTCGATCAACGAAACTTCGTGCCGTTGGCGCCGGCAACGATCGCGGCCCGTAAGCGTCAGGACTTTAAAGGTACGAAAGCACTTATTCGCACTGGCGCGCTGCTTAACGCTATTCAATACGTCGTAGATAAAAAATGATTGATGTCTCAGAAATCGTTAGAGACCCTGATTTCACGGTCTCATGCGTACTCATTCGTCAGCAGGCTAAACCGATCGGAAACGGACGCGACGAAATTACGAAAATCCGTAAGCCGATACAGGCGGTTCTACAGCCGTTAACGGATGCGCAGTTAGTAAATATCGTGTACGCCGACGGTTCCCCTGTAACGTGCGGTCTCACGTACTACGGCGTCGAGCGTGTATCGCTCGCAGACGACGGCTTTATTAACGATCAAATCGAATTTAATGGCGTGCTGTACGACGTTATGTCTATCGCCAATTACAACCCGAACGGAGCCTACTATCAGGCAACGCTCGCAAGGAGCAAACAAGTATGAGTTACGTAGACTCTACGCAATCCGGCGTGCTCGCAAGCACTGCTACATTCGTTTATTCAAAGGATTTCGACGACAAATTTCAGACGTGGTTAGCTGACGCGCTCGACTGTAATCCGAACAACGTCAAACCGATGTTTCGTGAGTTCGAAACAGCGATTAGTACGAACGTTCTAAACGTATTTTTCGAGTTCTATCAAATTGAATTCATCGGTGAACCGTATACCGGCGAAGAAACCGACGAATATCTAACGCAGATGTACGAAGGTACTGCGCATTGCCGCGTGAAGTTAATCGGCGAAAACTCTCGAGAAAAAGCGTTTTTACTGCACGACTTAATTCATTTGTCTCAGAACGTCGACGCCTTGCAAAAATTCGGCCTCAGCATTAACGAAGCTCAGATTATTGAGATTGACCGATTAGCCGAAGGCCACGCTCAAACGCCTATGAGTACCGTCGATCTAACGCTTGATTATTCGTATGAACGTAAATGGGCGGTTAAGTCTTTAGTTTCAGCTCCTACCAGTATTCAAAACTCTTAACAGAGGATTTTTAAAATGGCACTATCTTTAAACAATATCGTTAACGTCGATATGGTGTTTAGTCCGAAAGCCGCGCAAACTCGCGGATTCGGCATTCTCTGCATTCTCGGAGATACTAAAAACGTTATCACTGCCGGAGAGGGCTATCGCACGTATACAAGCTCCGATGATGTAGCTACGGATTTCGGCGATGACGCACCGGAAACGCTAGCGGCGATGGCGTATTTTTCTCAGTCTCCGAAACCGCAGACGTTGATTATCGCTGAGCCTTGGGACTCTACAACCGATACCGCTATCAGTACACGTGTTTCTAAGTTATTCGCCGATTACGGAAGAAATTTCTACGGCTTTATTACAGCTACCAGCGCTACAGTCTCAGACGATGAAATTCTTAAAATCGCTCAGATCGTTGAATCGTCCGCAGACTCGCATATTTACGGTATTACGCTCACGGATTTGACGTGTGCTAATTCTGTTTATACCGACGAATCTACAGACCTGCCGTCTAAACTCAAGCGAGGCCAATTTACGCGCACTATCGTATTCGCCTCTGAATACGATGCTAACGATTCAGCCTACAGACTGAATAAATATTTAGTCGCTTCGGCTTTAGGTCGTATGTTTAGCGTTAATTTTAGCGGCTCGATGACAACTATCACGCTGAAATTCAAGCAGGCTCCGAGCCTCCAGCCGACGAATCTCACGCAGTCTCAGGATACGAATCTCACGGCGCGTAACGTCAATAAGTACGCTATTTATTCGAACGATACGTACATTATTCAAGAAGGCGTCATGTCGTCCGGTATGTGGGCTGACGAACGTCACGGCTCTGACTGGTTGCAGGATTTAATTCAGACTACCGTTTACAACGTTCTCTATCAGTCCAAAACGAAAATCCCGCAGACCGATGACGGAGTGGCGCGCCTTATGGCTGCTGTTGCTAACGCTATCGATCAGGCCGTTATTAACGGATTTGTGGCGCCGGGCGTATGGAATAGTGATCCGTTCGGCGACCTTGAATCCGGCGCCTACCTCGAAAAAGGCTATTACCTGTACGCACCGTCTGTTAACGATCAGTTGCAGAACGAACGCGAGGCCCGCAAGTCTCCGGTTATTCAGGCCGCTATCAAACTCGCTGGTGCTATTCACAGCGTACCGATCATAGTCAACATCAATCGCTAATCAAGTCATTTTCTAAACAAGCCCTGTAACGAACGCAGGGCTTTTTTTATGGATTTTCAAAATGAATAAACCGACATATAGCATCGCTCGCGCAAGCGCCGCATACGCCGTCTTTGGTGGCGTCTCGTTCGATTTGAAGCAGGGTTTGACCGACAACGGTATTACGATCAACTTAGACGAAGATTTCGGCGAACGTAATAAGGCTATTGACGGCTCCAGCATTTGGAGCGAATTCGAAACGAGCGCAGGTACGATCGTACTTGAGTATCTTCCTTCTTCTCCGTGCGTTCCGTTTTTTATAACTTTGCACGCTACTCAACGCGGCACTGGTTCTACTGGTTCGGACACTGTCACGGTTATTGACCGTGACATGAAATTTACGTACACAGGCTCTCAAGTCGCTATCCAGTCAATTACCGGACACAACGTCAAGAAATCCAAGGGCGATTCAATCGTCGTAACGCTTAATTGCGGACAAATTACCTCTATCGGAGCTTAATCGAATGACTAAATATCAGGACATTACTGTTAACGGCGTTACCGTTCGTTTATATCGTTTGTCTGCTAAACAACAGCATGACATCGTTAATCAATATTTTTTCCCGATTACGACTCAGGCTAATGAGCTGGTAAACGTAATTATTAGAAATCCGCAGAATCAAATTGCTATTGCTTCTGCTATCGCCGAGGCTGTGAATAAATTCATGCCAGCTAACAAACGCGACGAATTGATTTTCAAACATTTAATGCCGTCCGTCAAAGTTGTGGCAGTAGGAATGGAAGTTGACTATTGCTCTATTAAGGGCGAAATCACGTGTGAAGAACTAAACAACATTAAATCGTTGTACAAAATCACATACGAAGCTCTTAAATATAACTTTGAAGATTTTTTTACAGACTGGCTCAACGAAAACAAGTTGAGCTAACTCCGCCCGAATGGCGTGATTTTGTACGCCTTTTAGATATTCCAGAGTCTTTTCTTATGCGCCCCGTTCTGCGGGGCTTTCTTTCTTTTGAGTCTCTTTTCGATTCGTCCGTGTCGTTAGGTGATTTAGTCCTTCTAAATGACGCTATCGACGCGAACGACGAAAACGAGAAACGCGTCTATCAGTATTACGAGCGCAAAAATGGCCGAAACTAAAAACGATGTAAATTTGAGGGTAGGCGCATTAGTCGATTTTGCGTCATTATCTGTCGCAGAAAAAGCAGTCGGCTCGTTTTCTGACAAAATCGTTAACTTAGCTAAATGGGCCGGCGCCGCTATTGCCGCCGGTTCCGTCGCTGTAGCTATTCAGCGTACAGCCGACAAATTTAACGATCTCGGCGATGTCGTCTCTCGTGTTGGTAACGCCACCGTAAAAGAGTTAGATCGGCTCGGATATGTGGCTGAGCTTACAGGCTCAGACGCAAATACAGCTACAGCTTCGTTTGATAACCTTTCTCGAACGATAGGCGAAGCGGCTCAGGGTATTGGACGAGGCGCATTAGTCTTTGAAAAACTCGGCTTATTTGCGAAAGATGCGCAAGGTAACGTCAAAACAACGACTCAAGTTTTAGACGAAATCAAAGTCAAAATTAAAGACCTGAGTAAAGCGGAGCAATCTGCGTACATTCAGCGTCTCGGACTTGATCGTTCGATGATCGGAATGCTCACGTCTGATACGACTGAGATTATCGATCAATACAACAAACGTACTGAAGCTCTCGGGATTAATGTAGACGAAGCAGCAGAGTTAGGCGCTAAATACAACGACGCTATTAAAGTAACAGAACGCGGTTTTGACGACATCATTACCGCGTTTGTTTTACGTGTCCTACCGTCTATCACGACAGCGATAGAACGCGTTTCTAAGCTAATCGATGAAAACGCCGGACTAATTAAAAGCTACGTTGAGCCTATCGCCGCCGCTGTATCAATCGGAGCAAATCTCGTTACAGGTTTTATTACCGGACTCGGAAAAATGTTTCAGGTTCTCGGTAAATGGCCTATATACATCGGATTAGTTACCGCCGCTTGGAAAGTCTTAAATATGGTGTTTAAGGCTTCTCCGATAGGTCGCATTATTACAGCCGTAATGACGTTAATAACGGTTTTAGGCTTGTTATATGACGACTTTAAAGGATGGCAAGAAGGTAAGAATTCCTTATTGGATTGGTCTGGTTTCGCCGAATGGTATGACCATGTAAGTCAGATTTTCTCTGATTTAAAAACGATTATCGGTAATTTCTTTAGCTCTGAGTGGTGGAAATCTAAAGCTGAAACGATCTCGAATGAGATGTCGTTATTAGGCGAACGGATTCAAGGTTTTTTATCCGATAGCTGGAATAACGCTATTACTGAGGCCTCTAACAAATGGGATGAGCTAAAAAATACTATTTCTCAAAAAGCTCAAGGCGTTTACGACGGCATTATTTCAACCTTCGTAGGTTTGAGTACGTGGTTTAGTGACCTGTGGAACTCTATCGGCGACGGAGCTATGACGGCGTTAACCAATATTGGTAAAGCGTTTACTAAATGGTGGAACGATTTAATTAACTCCGTTAAAAATTTCGGTAAAGAAGCCACGGAAAAAGCCGGAAACATGGTTACTGGCGCTTGGGATACGAGCGTTAACGCAATCAAAGGCATGTTTTCGTGGGGAAGTAAAAAGGATGACGATAAAACTACATCCAGTCTGCCGACAACGACTAACAATAATCAGCGCTCTAGCACCACGTATAACAACAACGCTCAGGTACATCAAACAATTACCGTCAGTAGCGTAAAAGAGGCTAAAGAAATCGCCGGCTCAACTAACCGAGCATATCTACAGCAAGGTGGATAACAATGTCTTTCTTAGAAACGCAGGTACTAGGATTAGCCGGTACAGCAGTCGGAAAATTGCTTCAAATTAAACCTGCTCGGAGATTTGAGGCGTTTTCCGATTTTTGTTCTATTACTGAAACGCACAATATCGCTGTAACTGCAACCCAATACCCTATCGAGGACGGCAATCAGGGTACTGATCACATCGTTAGAGAACCTAAAAATATTACATGGGATGTCATTTTTGGCGAACGCTCCGACCCGCAGGGAACGTATCAGCGTTTACTTGATTTGATGTATAGCGGTGTACCGTTTACGGCAGTCACGGGACTAAGACGTTACGACAATATGCTTTTAGTCTCTGTAGCAGCTAATCAGGATACGCATTCAGCGCGCATCCTAAAGTGCACGCTGACCATGCAGGAAATCGTAATAACGTTTCCTCTAGCTACGAATATGCCGCCACGGTCTCAGCAAGCGAACCCGAATGTAACAGCTAAGACCGCTCAAACCGGAACGAAGCAGTTACAAGAAAAAACGGTCAAAGAAAACACGGCTTTAAGAAACGTTACCAATGAAGCTAAAAAGCTAGTTTCTCTATAGTTTCTTTCATAAAAGATGAAAACATACGAAATCCCTCTCAATTCTTTTGCGGAAGAATTTAACGTCGAGATACAAGGCGTTAATTACTTACTGCGAACGAAATGGAATGAGCCGCTACAGGCGTGGACGCTTGACTTAGGCCGCTCTGAGACTGAGTGGCTTATACGCAATATCGCGCTTGTCGCTGGCGAAAATCTACTCCAGCAGTATGAGCATCTAAAACTAGGTTTCGGCCTAATCGTAGTCACGGATGGCGACGAAAAGGCAGACCCTACAGAAACAAACCTCGGTATCGATTCTCATTTAATCGTAGTTACAAGTGATTAACTTTTGGCGAAAAATAACGTTACTCGTAGGCGATAAGGACGGAAACGGCCTCGATTTAAGCGGCTTTAGAGTCTCGTTCGACGTAGAAAAAACAGCGCTCCAAGACCCGAATACGGCGAAAATCGACATTTACAACTTATCTAAAATGACGGTAGCGCGTATCGCGGACGGTGATTTAAAACGCATTGTTCTACAAGCTGGTTACGAATCACATAACGCTGTAATTTTCGACGGAAACATTATTAGTACGTCACAGGTACGTAACGGCGCGGATACGATTCTTAGTATTGACGCTGGCGACGGTCAGAGCGGCTATTCATACGCGCTCGTTAATGAGACGGTTGGCGCCGGTTACTCAAATAACGACATCGCTAAAAAATCGTTTAACGCGATGAAAGAGCGCGGCGTTAAAAACGACGATCTAAAAGCGGTAAGTAATGAGACTAAGTATCCACGTGGGCGCGTCCTTTTCGGCGCGGCGCGTAATTATTCGCGTGAAGTCTCTAAAAACAGCGATACGCAGTGGTCTGTACAGGATGGACATTTAGTCTATTGCAAGAAAAACGCTACACGCGATGACCGTAAGGCGTTTATTTTACGGCCTGACACCGGCATGATCGGTAGCCCTAAGAAGGATAAAGATGGCGTTACTGTTTCTTGTTGTCTTAACGCACTTCTACGTATCTACGACCCGATACGAATCGAGTCCGAGTTTCTTACAGGTGACTTCAAAATTTTGTCGCTTAAACACAGCGGCGACACGCACGGAAACGAATGGAGCACAGAAATTAAAGCGTGCTCGTTAGACCCGTCTACTAAAAAAACTACGAAAAAATGAACCAGCTAGAACGTATTGCAACGCCTGAAGAAATTGAGCGTCAAAAGTCTGAGGATTTAAAAGCTGCTATTCGTGTTTCTATGCCAGCAATCGTTACAGCGGTTGATTTAGATCGTCAGGTTGTATCCGTTCGACCTGCGATTATGGGAAAACTCAGGGGATATGAGGGGAACGTAACCGAGACTCCGTATCCTGTGCTTACTGAGGTGCCTATCGCTTTTCCACGCGCTGGCGGCCTGTGCATTACCTATCCAGTCGCGGTAAATGACGAATGTCTCGTAGTTTTCGCTGACGCCTGTATCGATTTTTGGTGGCAGTCCGGCGGCATCCAGTCTCCTAAAGACTCAAGGTCGCATGACCTTTCAGACGCTATAGCGATTTTTGGCCTCACGTCTCAGCCGCGCAAGTTGCCGAATGTATCGGCTAATGCTATCGAGATTCGTACAGATTCGCGGTCAGACTACATAAGCCTCACGGCTGGAAAGCTAGATATTCAAATTAACGGTGAAACGATCGTAACAGCGAATAAATCTACAGTCGTATGCCCTGATAACACGATTCAAGGGCCGTTAACAGTAACGGGACTTATTACCGGAAAAGGCGGTTTAACCGTAAGCGGCGGTAATGGCGCTCAAGTATCAGGAACGATACACGCGACTGGCGATATTACGTCCAACACTGTTTCGCTTCAATCTCATACACACAACCACGGCCCGGCGCCGGATAAATAAACATGAAATATCGAAAACTAGACGAAAACGGCGATATGACATTCGGCGCCGGCCTCGATAACTATTTCATAGACAGCGCCGAAGCTGTAGCTCAGTCAGTTCTTACGCGACTCAGGATGTGGCTGCGTGAGTGGTACTTAGATACCAACGACGGTACGCCTTACTACCAGCAGGTTCTAGGAAAACATACGCAAACTGAGGCTGTACAGGCGATTTATCGGCGTATCAGAGAAACCGCGGGCGTCAATCGAATTACAGAGTTTTCTACAGCGTTCGACCCTGATACGCGTCGACTGCGTATTGAGGTAACACTAGATACAGTTTATGGCGAGGTAAAAGTAAATGCCTGATCTCAAAAAACTAGCCTACGTCGATGACGCGGGCTTTTTTGTTGCCGATTTCGAGGATTTCCTAGAGTACAACAAAGACGCGATGCGTACGATATACGGCTCAGACATCAATCTCGACGCTGACTCGCAAGATGGACAATTAGTCGCGCATTTCGCTCAGTCTCAATACGATTTAGCGCTCCTATGCGCAGAAGTCTTTAATAACTTCTCTCCTGCGACTGCTCGCGGGGACGCTTTAAGCCGTGAGGTAAAAATTAACGGCATAGCGCGTCAAGCGTCTACACATTCAAGCGTCGATGTAATCATTACCGGCGCCGCAGGTACGACGATCACGAACGGACAAGTACGCGATACCACTAAGAACGCTCATGTGTGGAATTTACCGCCGAAGGTCGTTATTCCGACCAGCGGTTCTATAACAGTTACTGCGACATGTGACGACGCAGGAGATGTTAGAGCCGGCGCCGGTACAGTGACTCGAATCGCTACGCCGACCGAAGGGTGGATTAGCGTTACTAATAACTTTGAGGCCGCGCCCGGACGTGATACGGAAACCGACGCAGAGTTACGCGTTAGACAAACGTATTCGACCGCTCAGCCGTCACAGACTGTTTTAAAAGGCATTCTCGGAGGGATTCTCGACGTTGACGCCGTAACGCGTGCAATCGTTTACGAAAACGATACGAGCGCTACGGATGATAACGGCATACCTAGTCACTCTATCGCTGTAGTTGTCGAAGGTGGCGACGCTCAGGCAATCGGAGACGTTATCAAGCTAAGGAAAACGGCAGGAACAGGGACATACGGTACTACCAGCGTAACGGTTAAAGATAGCGAAGAAGTTCCGATGACGGTCAACTTCTTTAGACCTACCGTCGTACACATCAAAGTAAAGATCACGTTAGAGCCGCTTACAGGCTTTACTACCGAGCTTTACAACTCGATTAAGTCGCAAGTCGTTGACTACATTAACTCGTTAACGTTCGGTCAAACGGTGCGTATTTCTAAGTTGTACGTTCCTGCGAATCTCGAAAACGACGACAGCGATATTTCTTACGACATCACGTCTATTCAGATAGCGAAGAATACAGGTGCATTCGCCAGCGCAAACATCACTATCGGATTTAACGAAGTAGCGCACTGCGATATAGCCGATGTCGAGGTAATTACGAATGACTGATTTCAATACGTATCTAAAGCGCGTACCGTCCGAGCACCGAGACAAGCCGAGATTCGTTGAAACGCTCCGTTCGTTACTCGGCCCTGTACTTGAGTTACAGGCGTTAATGGAGCGCGTACCGTTCGATTACGACCTCGATAGCGCTGTCGGTAAACAGCTCGATACGGTTGGTGAATGGGTCGGACGTAATCGTTACGTGTCTATTCCGATTGAGGGCGTATTTTTTACGTTCGACGATACGGCAATTACCGGATACGACCGCGGCGTATGGTGCGGCGAATATGACGCCACCAGCGGGATGACGAAGCTAGACGATGACTCATATCGATTCCTGCTCAAATTACAGATTCTCGCCAACGTGTGGGACGGTACGCCGGAAAAGTTTTACGAAGGTGTCCGCTCACTTTTTAACGGTACGTTGAGTGTCGTCATCGAAGATCATCAGGATATGACGATATCGATAGGTGTCGTAGGTAAAGCGTTGTCTAGCGCTCAGCGCGCTCTATTCCTTCAGCAAATAGCTCCATTTAAACCCGCTGGCGTACGAATAAACGTTTTCATGCTTACTCAATACGACGACGTGCCGCTTTTCGCTTTCGACATGAATACGCCTTTACTACAGGGTTTCGACACGTCCGGATGGGCGGAAATCATCGCTAATTAAATCTCAAATTTCTCTCAAACAAGCCTCGCTTAAACAGCGGGGCTTTTTTTATGGGTCAAACAAATGGCTACTAATAACATCCTCGGGTTTTGCACCGGCGCCAATCCTAACGTATTAACTCCTACCGCTTGGCAAACGACGCCTGCACGCTCAAGCGGTTTTGTTTCAGGTATTGCACTTTCTTCTCACGTTAATACAGCTGTCGTAGGCGGCGCAAACATCGCTCACGCTGTCGGTGAATTTATCAAAAATCAGTTAAATGAGGATGTAAATCCGACCGACGAAGCGGAGCTCGTTAGTCAGTTTCTACGAGCTCTACAAATTTTTATTCAGCGCGGCGGCGCTTGTCCGGTAGGTTCGATTATTCCTTACCTCGGCGGCGATGTGCCTTACGGCTGGTTATTAGCGAACGGAGCCTCTGTGCTCAGGTCGCAGTACAACAAGCTATTCGCCCTAATAGGTACTAAGTTCGGCGCGGTTGATGAGGCACATTTTAATTTGCCGAATCTGCATCACCGATTCATCGAAGGTACCACCTCGCTTAGCGAGGTGGGAAGCTACGTCGAGGCGGGCTTACCGAATATCACTTTCGTGCTTCCTTGGGTCGTCTCGAACAATAACGAGACCTC